AGACCTACTCTTTGGAGGATGAGCCCGAGCCCGCTCCTGCGCCCACCCCTACTGTGGAGACCAAGGAAGCTCCTCCTGTACGTAACTTCGTAGAAGAGGTTAAGCAGCTGAGAGCCCTGTACCCCGAATTGAAGCAGATCCCCGACGACGTGGTCAAGACGGCCAGTCAGGCGGGTGTCACTCTGCTGGACGCTTACCACGCGTATCGGGATAAGCAGAGAAGTAAAACCGTAGCTTCCGTCGAGAAAGAAAACCGCATTTTGAAACAGAACGCGGCTTCGGCGGCAAAGGCTCCTGTAAGAGGAGTCAGCGGGGGCGGAGTTGCCCCTAAACGGAGTGACCCCTTCGAGAAGGGATTTGACTCCACAGACTGGTAAGGACATTTCTGTCCTGAGCAACCGAGGCCGTGTCAACATCTTTTACATTAAAAGGAGATAATGACTATGGCTATCAATTTGGCTTCCAAGTATTCCACTAAGGTGGACGAGCGTTTCCAGAAGGCCGCTCAGGCTTCTCTGGTCACCAACAACGACTACGAGTTCACCGGTGTTGAGACCGTGAACGTGTACAGCATCCCCACCGTCGAGATGAACGACTACCAGCGCTCCGGCGCTAACCGCTACGGTACTCCCGGCGAGCTGGGCAACAGCATTCAGGCCATGACCGTTAAGGTTGACCGCGGCTGGACCTTCACCATTGACAAGGGCAACAAGACCCAGTCTCAAATGGTGATGGACGCCGGCAAGGCCGCCGGCCGTCAGGTTGCCGAGGTGCTCATCCCCGAGTACGACAAGCACGTCTTTGAGACCCTGGCCGTCGCCGCTTGCGCCAAGGAAGGCCACTCCAGCTCCACCACCATCACCAAGAGCAATGCCTACGAGCAGTTCCTGGCCGGCATGGAGGTCCTGGGCGACGCCGGTGCTCCCGACTCCGGCCGTGTGTGCCTGTGCTCCTATAAGTTCGCCAACATGCTGAAGCAGGACTCCGCTTTCATGCGCTACGGCGACATGAGCCAAGAGATGATTAAGAAGGGCCTGCTGGGCGAGTGCGACGGCGTTAAGATTGTTAAGGTCCAGCGCAGCCGCCTGCCCGAGGGATGTGACTTCATCATCACCCACCCCATCGCCTGCTGCGCCCCTAAGCAGCTGAACGAGTACAAGATCCACACCGACGCCCCCGGCATCTCCGGCTGGCTGGTGGAGGGTCGCGTCCTGTTCGACGCCTTCGTGCTGAACAACAAGGCCGACGCCATCTACTACCACGGCTCCAGCGCTGTGACCAAGCGCACCCTGGACAAGGATACCACCGGGGATACCACCGGGGATACCACCGAGGGTACCACCGGTGACTGAGCTGATACCAATAGGTAACGGCACGTAACGAGAGAGGGCCCGCAGGTAGTCTACGGGCCCTCTTTCTTTTTAGCCTTTAATTTTGAGGAGGCGATGACTTTGAACTACGGACAAGTCAAAGACCAAGTTTTGAAACTTCTGAACCAGTACACCGTCGCAGGCGCGAAGGTGGCCAGTTCTTACAATAACCAGCAGGACTACATTGAGCGTATTCCCACGCTGGTCAACGATGCTGTGATGGAGATCGCCACCACAGCCCGTAAAATCCCCGCCCTGTTTAATCTGAACAACCTTCCCCACATGGATCTCGGTGCTCAGGTTCGTTACCAGTTGCCGGATGACTTCTATCAGTTTATCTCCGGTAGTGTGGTGAAGACCAAGGAGGGGCACATCCTGCACACCAACTGTTTCTCCGTACAGGGACGAAAGAGTCTCCTTGTCCCGAAGGACGAGGCCGGGGACTACACGGTGGAGTATTATCGGTATCCCGTCTTGCTTCCGGAGAAGCCGGACAACGAAGAGCCTCTGGATAACGAGCCAGAGACCCACTTCGCTATTCCGTTCTACGTGGCATCATTCCTCGTGGCCCACGATGAGCCGTTCCTGTGCTCGCTGTTCAGCAACAAGTATGCGGACAAGCTGGCCAAGATGGGCGCCGGTATTGCTACCGAGGCGCGAGTCACGGATGACGTGTATAACTTCTTTGGTTGAGGTGACGGGACATGTATATCAACCTGAACCAATACCCCAGTGCGAGTAAGACCTACGTGCTCGATTTCCCCGAACTTTCCCGTGGTCTGAACCTCCGCGAGCTGGAGTATCGGCTGAAACCGAACCAGACCCCCGACGTCCGCAATTTGTGGTGGCAGGACGGCCTGCTCCAATGTCGGGATGGTCAGGTATATCTGAGCTCCGAGCCGCTGGGCAACGGCCATACGTGCTATAGCAATCTGTTTTTCGGCAACGCCTTTTTCCACATTGGAACCAAGCTCTATCGGGCGGATATGGCGGCGGAGGAGTTCTCTCTGGTTGAGGTGCGGGGTGACTTACCCGACTTCCGGGGTACGTTCTTCCGCTATCTGGACTGGTTGTTCTACAAGACCCGGGGCGGCTACTACCGCATCGAGTACAAGGATGGAGACTTCCTCGCGGCCGACGTGACGGCGATTGCCTACACCCCGATTATCGTTATCAACGCTGACCCGGAGACCGGAAGCGGAGACACCTACCAACCCGAGAACCGGCTGAGTGCGGCTAAGACGATACGCTACAACGCAAAGTCCGGCGTAAAGGAATATCGCTTGCCAGTGAAAGAGATAGATGCGGTTACCAAGGTTGTGGTGGACGGCAAAGAGAAGGAAGAGGGCTCGGATAAGGACTACACGGTGGATAAGGCCACAGGTGTGGTAACTTTCAAGGTCGAGCCCACTGTTACGACTCCCGCCACCAACAACACGGTGGAGATCACTTTCACCAAGAAGAACACGGATGCTTTGAATGCGGTTCTGGACTGCCCCTACGCCATGGTGGCCGGAGGTGACCGAAACATCTGTATTCTGATGGCCGGTTCTACGAAGCAACCGAATGCGGTGTTCTGGAACAGCAACGATAACCTGAGCATGAACCCGTCTTACTTCCCCATCTCCTACTACAATCTTGTGGGAGACACTGAGGACCCGGTGACCGGCTTTGGCAGACAGTATAGTGACACCATTGTCCTGAAAGAGCATAGCGTCGGCAAGCTGGATTTCTCTGTGGAGACGGTGGACGAGCGCGACAGCGTGTCTTTCGTCTACACGAACATCAATAGCAAGGTAGGCTGCGACCTGCCTTGGAGCATCCAGCTTATTGAGAATAATCTGGTGTTTTGTAACACCTATCAGGGCGTCCATATAATCCGCTCCAGCAGTGCGGCTTACGAGAACAACGTGGAGTGCATCAGCCGGGATGTGAATGGTAACTACAAACGTGGTCTGTTGCTTGAAGTACGGAACGCCGGAGTTGTCACCAGTTTTGACGACGACACTCGGTACTGGCTGTGCGCCGGTGACAAGGTTTATCTGTGGGACTACGTACAGAGCACCTTTTCTGAGCCGAGCTGGTTCTACTTTAACAACGTGCCCGGAGTGGCCTACTTCCACGACGACGAGCACAAGGCCTACCACATGGACGCTCAAGGACGGGTCACTCAGTTCCAGCGGGTATTCTCCGACTACGACGGCCCGATTGAGAAGCTGTACCGGTTCCCCACCCGGGACTTCGGCATCTTCGACCGACTGAAGGACGTGGTCTCTGTTCTGGTATCGGTACGTTCCGATACGGACACAGACATCCACATTCAGTATGACACGGATTACGAGGTGCGCGAGGACCTGACCACGCTTCAATCGTATTCGTGGCGCCTGTTTCCCCGTAATCTGGACCACCGGAGCCTCCGAGCGGCCCGACATGCTACTGTCCTGCGGCGCAAACCCGGGTGTAGGCATGTGCGCCACTTCGCAATGGTGTTCTACAACAACGAAGCGGGCGCTGATCTCTCCATCGCGTCTGCGCAAATCTTCTACAAACTCCAAGGAAGGGAGCGGTAAAACATGGGTTTTACGAAATTTAAGTTTAAGCGGGACTGGAGAAACGCCGACGACTTTAAGACTATCGAAAACGAAGAAGAGGTTGTCCGTGCGGATATGCAGGCCCTGCACGAGGAGACAAAGGACGCCATCCACAAACTGATTGATGAAATGGCAGAGTCCCCCGCCGCCGCCAACTTCGGTGCTGTGGACTTCGACTCCGAGCCCAGTACTGTGCAGGGGGCTTTGGATACCCTGAAGCAGAAAATTTTGGATGCGGTGGCTGTTAACATAGACAAGCTCGGCTCCCGTAGCATTATGCTGGATAACAAAGTAGGCG